GTGCTTATGTTCTGTTGGAGTATTCTGATAAAGAGGCAAACAAAATTATTTTGAACCGCCTTCGTAAAGATAGAATGCTCTTGTCAAAAATCAAGTCCACAAAAGCGTGGGAAGAACTTGATGCCTCTGTAACTGAGGTGCAAGAGAATGATGCAATTGAGTCTGAAAACAACATGAAGGTTCTTACTCAATGACGCCATTTGAAGCACTGGTAATGTCTTTTCTTTCTGTTGCATCTCCATCTATTGCAGAGATGCCACAGGGAGACAGGGATGAATTTCATAGAATGGAATCATACTGTCTTGCAGAAAATGTGTATCACGAAGCAAGAAATCAACCTCTTGCTGGACAGATGGCAGTGATTTCAGTAACCATAAATCGTGTCAACGATCATAGATTTCCAGACACGATTTGTGGGGTTGTCAAAGATGGCCCTCACCGTCCTAGTTGGAAGGGAACTGGTGAGATGATTCCTGTAAGGCATCGTTGTCAATTCAGTTGGTATTGTGATGGTAAGTCTGATAAGATAAAGGATGAAGAAACTTTTGATGACATTCTTCTATTGACAGAAACCATTGTTTCTGGTAGTATAAAACTAATGGATATTACAGAGGGTGCAACACACTATCATGCAGACTATGTAATGCCTGCTTGGGCAGAAACAAAAACCAAGACAATTGAAATTGAGGATCATATTTTTTATAGGTGGGATTGATGAATATTTTTTATCTTAACAGTGACCCCAAAGTTTGTGCTGAGATGCACAACGATAGTCATTGTAGTAAAATGATTATTGAGTATGCTCAGTTGATGTCTACTGCACATCGTGTATTAGATGGAACTGAGTATTATGGTAAGACTGCAAACGGGCGTAAAATCAAACGATGGTTACATCCCGATCCTGTTATGGAAGCAACTCTTTACAAGGCATCTCATGTAAAACATCCTAGTGGTATTTGGACAAGAAAATCTGTTCAGAACTACAAGTGGTTGTATGATATGTGGACAGAACTAAACAATGAGTTTATGTATCGTTACAATCACAACCAACCGCATGAGAGTTATCGTAAACTGAATGAGGTATTGGTAAACCCACCAAAACATATGTATGAGTTGGGGTTCTGTGAACCATACCCAGCGATGCCTGATGATGTAAAGTTTCCATCATCAATTAAATCGTATCATCAATACTATATAAATTATAAACAACACTTAGCAAAGTGGACTAAACGAGGAGCACCATACTGGTATGAGCAAGTGGGATTACGAACTGCCTGAACTAAGGGCAAAGGTGGCAAATCTTGAACAGGAAAATAGTTCATTAAGACATGATCTAAAAGAAATGACATCTTCCTATTATGCACTACTAAATAGGATCAAAGAACTAACTGAGAATAAAGATAATGCCAAATTATGATTTTGTAAATAAAGACAGTGGTGATGTGGAAACTCATTTTATGAGTTGGAAAGAACTAGACAAGTTCAAAGAAGATAATCCCCACTTAGAAAGATTGATCACTGCCCCAGCAATTGTTGGTGGACTAGGTAGTGGTGGTGTAAAGCCTGGCGGCGGATTGGATGAAGTCTTTGCTAAGACAGCAGAGAAATATCCAGACAGTCCACTTGCAGATAGATATGGTAAAAAGTCTATCAAAGATATAAAAACTAGAGAAGTGGTAAATAAACACCGTAAAAAATGGAGTAAAGAATAATGGCGAAAGCAAAAGACATTCGTATTGATCAGATGGTTTCTGTAAGTGCTGTTACAGATAATCAAAAGAAGGCATTCCAAGATTACAAAGCAGGGAAGAACCTTTTCTTGTATGGTGCAGCCGGAACTGGTAAAACATTTATCACTCTATATCTCGCACTACAAGAAGTGTTAAAAAATGAAACAAAGTATGATTGTGTCTACATTGTTCGTAGTGCAGTTCCTACTCGTGAGATTGGATTCTTGCCGGGCGATGAAGAAGATAAGACAGCATTGTTTCAAGTTCCATATCAGAATATGGTTAAGTTTATGTTTGAACAACCAAACGAACAAGCGTTCAATATTCTGTATGACAGACTAAAAAATCAAGGTTCACTGATGTTCCTTACTACATCGTTCCTTAGAGGTATTACACTAGACAACGCAATCATCATTGTAGACGAAGCACAGAACTTGACATTCCACGAATTGGATACAATCATTACTCGTGTGGGTATGGATTCAAAGATTATGTTCTGTGGAGACTTCTTCCAGAGTGACTTGCAGAAGAGTGTAGAGAAAGAAGGCATCAAACACTTTATGAGTATTCTTAGAGGTATGAAGTCATTCTCAAATATTGAATTTACATTAGGCGACATTGTTCGTTCTGGTATGGTGAAGGAATACCTTATCAGTAAGATTAAGAAAGAACAAGAAAATGGGTAAAAAGAAACAAAGAGCCAACCAAGTATCAAAGGGCGAAAGACATAGTGTTGCGAGAGCAACCACAAAGGCATTGCGTAGAGAATATATGCAAAGTAGTGCTAGAAGTCAGAATCAACTTTCTGCATTTCTAAAGGGTAAGAATGTCATGTTGACTATTCCAAACCCAAACACAAATGAAACCAACAAAAGGTTTATTCGTGTTCCGGCTCGTGAAGTATGGAGAATGAATAGAGGCAAAAACTCTTGACATTACTCTAACAATCTGATATTATATTATAAACAACTAAGGTGAAAATATTATGAATTTTGAACACAACCCTATAGATATTCCAGAGGTATCTACAAAGACAGTAAACCGTAAGCGTTTTTATGTAACGCCTACTGGACTATATCCATCCATTACAACCGTATTGGGTGTTCGTAAGGCAAAACAAAAAGGATTGCAAGAGTGGCGTGAACGAGTTGGTAACGATGTTGCTAACCACATCATGCGAACTGCTGCATCTCGTGGCACTGCCGTTCACCATATGTGTGAAGATTTCCTAAACAATATTGAAGTGACACAAGAAGGTAGAGACTTTCTGCCTTGGTGTTTGTTCTCACAACTCAAACCTGTTCTCAAAGCAAGCATAAATAATATATATGCACAAGAGTGTGGGTTGTGGAGTGAACATTATCGTGTCGCTGGTCGTGTAGATTGTATTGCTGAATATAACGGTATTCCATCTATTATCGACTTCAAGACTTCTCGTTCTGAACGAAAGGATGACTACAATCTTGAGTATTACATTCAGGCCTCTGCATATGCAGAGATGTTTGAAGAACGAACAGGAATCGAAATCAATCAGATTGTGATTCTTGTTGTAACTGAAGATGGAGCTGTCCAAGAGTTCATCAAAGAGAAGCATGATTACTTGCCTCTTCTTGTAGAAACCATTGATGACTTCACCTCACAATGGGAAAAAGAAAATGAAGAAACTACTAATGGGGGTGTTGCTGCTATTGCCTAGTACAATAGCCTTTGCAGAACCAAAAGATTTACCAGAGGAAGAAACACGCCCTCAAGTGTTTCAGTCTCAGAAACCAGTGACTTGTACAGATGATCCTTATGATAAAGTAAAACAAAATTTTTTACAATCGCATGGAGAAGTTGGTTTGATGAGATACATAGGTGATTCAGGCACTGGTGTTGAAGTAATTGGTAATGTTGATACTGGAACTATTACTATATTAGAATTTATACCATCATCTAAAGTTACTTGTTTTATTTCTATGGGTAAAAGATTAGAAATCAATAGTAATATTTTTCAAAAGGCAAATAAAGGTACTCCAACCAAATTTACCTATTGACATTTGAATATCACTATGGTATAAATATATTACAGTTTGTTGATACAATCTGAATGACGGACAGGACTTGGGGGCAGTACCCAACGCCTCCACCATAAACACATTGAGGAAACCATGATAGAAAAATTCCTTTTGAAATTTAAGTGGTATAGGAATTTTGTTAAAAGACAAGAAAAGAAGAGAATTAAATATCTTGGACTTTAGTGTGCTTATGATGGGGGCGAAATAGGATCGACTGGCGTAAATAGGAAAGAGTAGAACTGTCGGATGACTGCGTTATTGGTCAAATTAAGTAACTGCAAACGATAATTTTGCA